CAGCGGTAAATCATTTCTAGGTGTATCGCTAATATTCGGGGATGGCTTTATTTACCCTGGTACACATTATTTTATTGCCAGGGTGTCGCTTACTAATATCCGCAAATTTACTATACCTTCTATTATGGAGGTTTTTTCTATTTGGGGCATCACTCAAAAGTATTGGAAGTACAACGGGCAGGATAATTTTTACGATCTGCATAACGGTAGCCGGGTGTATTTGCTCGATGCTGCCCCGCAGCCGCGTGATGAATTATATATGCGGTTCGGGTCTATGCAAATGACCAGGGGTTTTTTGGAAGAGGCCGGCGAATTTCAGGAAGCTGCAAAAAATAACTTATCAGCTTCGGTTGGCCGGTGGAAAAATGATGTGTACGGGATAGTACCAAAATTATTGCAAACGTGCAACCCGAGTAAGAACTATTTATACAGGGAATATTACCGTAAGCATAAAGAGGGTAAGTTGGAAGAGTGGAAAGCATTTGTACAGGCTTTGCCACAAGATAATAAGAAGTTGCCGCCAGGGTATTTAGAAAATTTAGCCCGCGTCCTTAGCGTTACACAGCGTAAACGGTTGCTTCAAGGTGAATGGGAGTTTGACGATGAGGCTGATACGCTGATTGACTATGATAAAATACTGGATTGCTTCAGTAATAGCCACGTACCGGAAGGTCGGGGTAAAATAACGTGCGACCTTGCCCGTTTAGGTGGAGACAGAATTGTTGAGGTGCAATGGCTTGGGTTCCGCGGCAAGGTACGCGCATGGAAGCGGCAGGCGTTGGACGTTACCGGGCGTTGGCTGGAGGGTAGCCGTACTGAAATGGGTATTGGTAAATCTGACGTGCTGGTAGATGAGGACGGTTTGGGCGGTGGCGTGGTTGACTACGAAAAGTTTAAAGGGTTTGTAAATAATAGCAGCCCGTTACCTTCCCCCGGCGGTCCGGTTGATGAAAAAGGGAAGCCGGTTTTAGAAAACTTTGACAACCTTAAAAGCCAGTGCAGTTTCAGAATGGCCGATAGAATTAATAAAAATGGTATATATTTGGAGTGCGATGACGAGGTAAGGCAATTAATAATCGAAGAGATGGAACAGGTTAAGCAACGTCACATGGACAGCGATTTGAAAAAAGGCGTTATACCAAAAGATAAAATGAAAGAAGTACTTGGCCGCTCTCCTGACTTCTGGGATGCTATAATGATGCGCGAATACTTTGAGCTAAAGCCTTCCCGAATATACCGCGATGCAAATTACGATTAAATATGTAAACCATGCAATTTATATCTAACAAAAAGTGGGATGCCTTACAACTTCAACTAAAGGCGGTGCAAACCAATAGCCTTGCACAACTGATAAACAACTTCTCTACAAAAATATTCCCTAGCTGGGGCGTGGTGAAAGAAATGGATGCGTACCAGAATGTTAACCAGGTGTACAGCGTTGTTAAAAAACTTGCCACATGCTCGGCTATGATACCGTTTTACGGGTACGATAAGAAGGGTGAAGATTTACCGGAAACGGATAACCTGGTAACGTTTCTAAACACACTCGATTTTGAGGAGAAGGAAAAACTATATACTAACTTTTACCTGTTCGCTGAATACTTTGGGTATAAAAACCGTACTGAATTAGGCGTAAACGGTGGGCAATTAAACAGCCTGGTATCACTGCACCCATACCGGATGATAGTGTACCTTTCAGGCGACTTCCCGCGGCAAATTACAGGGTATAATTATTATGAAGTAGAAACGGGTATATCACAAGACTTGCCGTTAGATGAGGTGGTATTTATTAAGACGTACAACCCTACAACGGATCCGTTACGTGAGTTTAGAGGGCTTAGCCCGGTTAGTGTACTTGCCAGGGTAATTACCCGGATAAAATCAGCGCAGGACGCGGTAGTAGGGCAATTGCAGAATGGTGGTGTACCGGGTATTGTATTTGATAAATTCGCGCAGGCCGAAGTTGAAGTTACCGGGAATAGAAAGAATGATTTCTCAAAGTTCATCAAAAACCCTGCAAATAAAGGGGCTCCGTACTTCGCCGGCAATGAATTAGGGTATATCGAACTTGGTACACCGTTGGCTGATATGGAGGTAATTGAAATGGCTACCTTAGATATGGATGAGGTTTGTAATGCTTACGGGGTTAGTTCGGTTCTGTTTAACGATACATCGGCCAGTACTGAAAGCAATGTTAAGCAGATGAAAACCGAAATGTATGAAAATACGATCATCCCGAATGTTTACCGTATTGAGGCGGCGTTGAATAAATACGCTTTGCCTGATATTAAAACCAAAGGGGTTATCAAATGTGATACGAGTGAAATTAAAGCGCTGCAGGAAGATCAGGCCGCGTTGGTTACTGCACTTGCCGGGGCGTGGTGGATTGCGCCGAATGAAAAGCGTGAACGTATGATGTACGACCAGTCTGAAGATGAACTAATGGATAAGTTTTTAGTACCGTCGAACCTTGTACCGCTGGAAGATTTGGTTATGCCGGATCCAATTAATAATGCGGCTGGTGATTACGCGCCAGGGCAGGCTAATGTTGTACCAATACGGCAGGCAAATGGATAAGCTGGTACACGATACTGCGGTAAAGGCTGAACGAGCAATACAAATAGTGCTTAACAATGAACTGCCACTTCCCCGTTGCCCGAAGGAAAAGGCAAGGTGTATAGAATTACGCGAGAAAGTACGGCAACAATTATCTGTTAAACTTGGCCCGGTAGGGCCGGGAACGCTAAAGTGATTTAAGGCGTAAAACTTCTTTTTTTATTGCCAGCTTTACCGACGGGGCAAACTCTTTTAGTATTCTCACCGATACCACTACTGTTTCTTTTTGTTTGTGGCGGCCTGCGCCTTTACGCTTGCCGCCTCTTGTTGATTCTGGTTTCATAATTTTATATAGTTAAAATCACCACTACATATTAAAATTGAATTACCAGAATTTAAAGCAAAACAACCTTCATTTTTGTTCATACTTTCAACTATACCTTCCATCCCAATATAAACATTTGTTTCACACCGATTATCTGGAAACCAAGTTATTTTTATTTTTTCCCCGTTCAATGGTAAGCTATGCCGATATTGATCTTGTCTTTTTGAATAACGGGCGTATATATTAGCAATGCCAAAGAATTTTATAACTCTTGGTTTTCTTACTTTAATTTCTATCGTTTTCATTTGAAATATTTTTTAGCTTTAATTAATGATGTGAAAATTTCGCTTTTAGTTCTAAAGGCTTGCATCCTGCCTGCTACTAAATCATAAGCCTCAACACTTACAAGTGTTTTGCTTTCAGCTAATTTTTTAACTTCCTTAATTTCTCCGTTTATTTCTGTATATATTTTCATGTTTCCCCTTTTGTTACACAAAGATAATTGAATTATGTTTACAATAATCAAAATATCAAAATATTTTTAAAATATTTTTTTTGGTATATTTACAAGGTGACTCAATCCGAACAAACCGAACACTGGTTAAAATTCCACCGCTTCGCCTTGCGGTATGAGATCATTTACACCCCTAAATTTAATGCTGCACTAAAAGAACAGATTGACCAGTATATCGAGGATGGTACATTAATGGCCGTTAATTCTACTCCAATTTACGGGGTATTGGTTGACCTGTATTACAATGCTGCTTATATATGGGCGCATAGGGCAACAAATGTATTACGTGTGAAATCGGTAGAACGGCCAATGACGCTGAAGGAACGGCTAACAATGGGATTCAGCGAAAGGATTGTAGAGTTGATGCGGCAATATTACGGGATTGATCTGCTTAACCTGTCCGATGACATTACCCAAACCACGAAAGACACTATACAGGCGGTATTGGAACAGGCTGCAATAGAAGGTTTTGGATTCGATGAAGTTGTACGTCGATTACAGTTACCAGATATGACCGATAAACGCGCCAGGTTAATTGCCCGTACTGAAACGGTTGGCGCGGCTAATGCTGCATCCAATGTGGCGGCTCAGGATAGCGGTCTGAAGATGGATAAAATTTGGATATCGGCCCGTGATAACCGGGTACGCTTTCATCATGCCGAAGTAAACCAGCATACCGTAGCTATGAATGATGATTTTATTGTAGGTGGCTTACCAATGAGCTTCCCTGGTGATAAACGCGGTGGCGCTAATAATGTTTGTAATTGCCGTTGTACACACGCTTTTATCCCAAAGCGGGATAGTCAGGGGAGGTTAATCCGTTCCTGATTCATCTCCAAAGTAGGCATTTCTCTTGTCACATCCCTTTGTATTTTTTCAACAATTGCA